AGCCTCGTAGCACACGAAGCAGATCTGGAAGCAGCACGTCAAGAATCAACCGAAGCAAAAGAAGCAGCAGAAGAGCTAGAAGAAAAGCTTAATGTAGTGCAAAAAGAAAATAAAGAATTTAGATCAGTAATTATGCAAATGAAAGATAAACTTGACGAAGTTAATCTAGCAAATGCGAAATTGCTTTACACGAACCGTGTTTTGGATAGCAGCTCCTTGAATGAGCGACAAAGAAAAAGAATTGTCGAAGCTATTACTAAAGCGGATTCACCAAACGAGGCGAAGGTTATATTTGACACACTTCAGAGCGCTGTGGGTGCAGCGGCTACAAGCCGTCCAACACCAAAATCACTGAGCGAGGCTGTATCACGTCCATCGTCTATTCTTTCCGTTCGTCGGAAAGAAGAAAAAGTAAATCCATATGCCAATAGAATGAAAATTCTTGCTGGCATAAAGAATAGTAATTAATCATTAATCAGAGGAGATAAAAACAATGGCTATTTTAGAAAAATTAACCGAAGGCATCGTCTCCCGTGATCTTTCAAAAGAGTCCACAGCACTTCTTTCCAAGTGGGAGAAGACAGGACTTTTAGAAGGCATGGGAGCGGACCAAGCCCGTCAGGGTATGGCACGTCTTTTAGAAAACCAAGCATCACAATTGCTTAAAGAAGCATCCACCATGGCTGGTGGAGACGTTGAGGGCTTTGCGGCTGTCGCATTCCCAATCGTCCGTCGAGTATTCGGCGGCTTAGTCGCTAACGATATCGTAAGCGTTCAACCAATGAGCCTGCCTTCAGGACTCATTTTCTTCCTTGACTTCACGTACACACGTGGACAAGGAACTGGATATGATGCTGGTGCATCGATTTACGGTGGTAACAAAGTTGCCAGCGCGATCACTGGTGGTATCCACCTCACAGGCGCTGCTGCTGAAGCCGGCCCTTATGCTCTGCATCAAGGCTACTCTTCACCGACAGGTTCTGGTGTTCTCGTCATGACTCATGTTGCTTCCGGTACATTCGGCGGCACAGGTTCTACTGCTGAACTTGGTGGCATGACTCAGGGACAATTCGACAAGATGTGTCGTTTCGATCCAGATCTTATTTCTGGTTCTTCAAACATCTTGATCGGCTCACTTGCTAAATCAGACTTGACGCAACTCAATGCTGATAACTTGAAGTCCGTCCGCTTGACTAGTTCAATCGGCTCAGGCTCAGTTCTGCAAGTTCGTCGTCTTACTGCGTTCTCTGGTTCTTCCAAAGCAACGTTTGGCGATAAGTCCTCTCCACGAGTGCTTGTATACTTTGCAGATATCAACGGTGACAGAACTGCTACCGCTCTAGCTACAATGGGCTTTACGCTCGGTTGGGCATGGGCTGAAGCTGACGATTTCGCTGCTGGTAACTCTACTGGCTCTGTCGTTGGACAAGCTACATGGGCACTTGAGGCTCAGGCAGAGATGCCAGAAATTGACATTAAAGTCGATTCTATCGCTGTAACTGCAATCACCAAGAAGCTCAAAGCTAAATGGTCTCCAGAACTCGGACAAGATCTGAATGCATACCACAACCTCGACGCTGAAGTTGAGTTGACAAGCATTCTTTCAGAGCAAATTGCTCTTGAGATTGATCGCGAGATCCTTGGCGACTTGATTGCTGGCGCTACTGCTGGTACCTACTACTGGTCACGCTCTCCAGGAATGTTCCTGAACCGCGAAACCGGACAAGAGGTTGGTGCAACTTCGGCTGCTCCTGACTTCACAGGTACTGTAAGCGAATGGTACGAGACTTTGATCGAAACTATCAATGACGTTTCTGCTCAAATCCATCGTAAGACTCTTCGTGGCGGTGCGAACTTCGTCGTAACTTCTCCTGAAGTTGCTAACATCATGGAGTTCACTTCTGGTTTCCGCGCTAGCATTACTGCTGACGCTGCTGCTGGAACTGTCGGTGCTGTTAAGGCTGGTAGCATTTCCAAGAAATGGGACGTCTATGTCGATCCTTACTTCCCACGGAACGTTGTTCTTGTCGGTCGTAAAGGCGCTAGCTTCCTCGAAAGTGGATATGTCTACGCTCCGTATGTGCCATTACAAGTCACACCTACCATCTTTGGACCTGAAGACTTCGTGCCTCGCAAGGGCGTGATGACTCGGTACGCCAAACAAATGGTTCGTCCCGACATGTACGGCCTCGTCGTTGTACGCGGACTCCTAGGTGAGTCAGGTAGCTGATAGCTAACTAAAGCGTAATTAAACGCAACCCTGCCTTCTTCGGAAGGCAGGGTTTTTTTTTATTTGTGAAAGACTTAATGGCATGCATGGAACTACTTATAAACGACTTGAATGTTTTCTTTGGGGTTGGGGCCACTAACCCTTAAAGAGAAGTAGCCGAAGTGGCTGGTTACTTTTCGCGATTATGATTGGGTTATCGATAACCATTATATACCTTGAGGAGGGAACAAAATATGGGAAATAGAAGAATGGGTCTAAGCCGCCTTGAAGCGCTTTTGGAGAAAGTTGACAGAGACTTGAACCTCGTAAACTCAACATTAACAAACTGTACTATTACAACTAGTGCGGCAGTGACTTTGAGTGGTACAACAACCATCTCAGGTGCAACAACACTTTCTGGTGCTCTCAAAGGCACCGTCGGAGTGGTTTATGCCTCCTCTGGAGTAGTAACTTCAGGAGCTACATTTAACTCTGGAGCTATGACAGTTCCAGCGGGCAGTATCATTATAGACATGGGATGTGTAGTCACAACCACCGTTGCTGCCGCCAGCGGCGTCTTCGGTGTTAGATTTGGTACCACCGCAAATGCAGTAGACTTAGCGGCTCTTGATGCTGACGGCCTAGAATCTGCCGGCACTGCGGTCGCTGTCGGCGTCGGTACTGCTATGGACGCAGTATTACAAACAGCGCTAGGTGGCACAGCCGTAGTGGTTATGGATGCCGGCGATGCTTGGCGAGCAGCCGAAACCGCAGTTCACGGTAGTGTGTTATCTGCTGGTGGATCTATCACTGGCGGTGCTATATCATTCTGGGTTAAATATATAACAGTATTGTAATGACTAACACTTATTAAACGATAAGTTAAGCCCCCTTTCTTCGGATTGGGGGTTTTTTATTGACAAGACAAGTATAGTATGTTATATTAAAGTAAACTGGAACACTGGGAGAAGAGATGTCCGAACCAACAATTATTGATGCAGAATTTGAAGAAACAGAAGTTACCCTAGAGAGTAGGGTAGCGAAATTAGAAGAACAAGTAGTACTCCTGTTACAGGGACAAAAGAACATATTAGAGCAGTTCCGCGAGATGGTTGCAGCCGTTACAGAAATCTCTGAGGAATCTTCTGAAGAATAGAACTATTTACTGTAACCACTAAGGTTGAGGGGTTATTGAAATGAAATTTATACCATTAAAAAAACGTAAAGCATTAGAGAAGAAACTTGCAACACTTGAGAAATTCAGTGACGAAGCAAAAGAAATCCGAGGCAAACTAGGCTGGGGCGAACCAAGCCCTCCTGCACCGCCAGCACCAGAGCCAGTTGTTGAGACACCTGCTCCGACTGCACCGAAATCAAAAGCTAAGAAGAAAGCTCCTGCCAAGAAGAAGGCGCCAGCTAAAAAGAAGACGGCACTTAAGAGAATCTTTGGAAGCAAAAAGAAAGAAGAATAAAACCACTGGAGGTATTATGGGAAAGAAGAAGAGATTTATGCTCAACCCAAAGTTTATTAAGAGCTTGAGTAAATACAAGAGTCTAAAAGAGGTCTGGGCATCAAAAACAGAAACAAAAGCTGAAAAGGTTGAAGTTGCAGAGGTTGTAGCTGAGACTGTCGTTGAGGCTGTTGTCGAAACTGTTGTTGAAACTGTTGCCGAAACTGTCGCTGAACCAGAGCCTGTGCCTAGTCTGCCGTTAGAAGAAAAAGTTGTCGCACCTACGCCTGTAGAAGTCGTAGAGGTAGAAAAGCCAAAGCCTTCTCCCAAGAAGAAATCGGCTCCAAAAGCAAAAGCAAAGTCAAAAACTAAGAAG